ATGAAGTTGCAGAAAAGCTTGTTGGTGAAGATGGTTATATTTTTGCAGAGCTTTATCGTGAACAAGGTGCAGATGCAATCGAAGGTATTGTTGCTGAATCTATTCCTTCATGGGAAGACTGGACTGAGTTTGTTGACGATATTGTAGATAATAAAAGTGTTGATTACGCTGATCTGAGAGTTGTTTTTGTTGACACTTATGATCAGTATATTCTTCTTGCAGAGCAGGAAGCTTTGCGTCTTTGGAACAAGAAAAATCCTGATAAGCGTGTTGATTCTTTGAATGCTGCTTGGAATGGATTTGGCGCTGGCAGTAAGAAAGCGATTGAACTGATGTTTGAACAGATTGATCGTCTTGAGAGTGTTGGTGTTAAGGTTTGGTTCATTGGTCATGTAAAGACCAAGGAAGTTAAGAACATCTATAACGATGAAACTTATACTATTCTCACTTCTGATCAGCAACAGAATTATTTTAATGCTTTGAAGAAGAATTTGCATTTCCTTTGCCTTGCGTATTTTGATCGTGAGCTTCAGAAAGAAAAGACTGGTAAAAAGAATATCGTTACTAAGAAGGACGAAATGAAGACCATTATCAAGGATGAAGTTCGTAAGATTAAGTTCAGAGATGATTCCTTTGTTGTCGATAGCGGATCTCGCTTCTCTCATATCAAGCAGGAAATTGACTTTGATGCAGATGAGTTTATCAACGCTATTGTCGATGCGATTAAGTATGAGATTGAAAGCAAGGGTAAGTCTCTGGATGAGCGCAAGACTGAAGAGGCTGAAATTGTCAAGGAGAATGCAAGGCGTATTGCTGATGCTGAAGCTGCTAATAAGGCCAAGCGTGAGCTTGAATCTGCAATCAGTAATATTGTTGCGTATTGTTCTGAAAATGCAAGGGATATGGATAAGGTTATGCCAGTTGTCATGAAGATTCGTACTCTTGGATATGAGAGTGGTAATCCGAACGACATTGCTTCCCTTGCTGATGCGATGAGTGTTATTGAAGTATTCTCTTAATTACCATACTATTCCCTCATGGCACAACAGCCATGAGGGAGATTAGGAGTTTGTGTATGAGTACAAATCGAGTAATTGGTGATCTCACAAATCAAAAATTCGGAAAGTATACTGTACTTTGTCCTGCCGATCCTCTTTATAGCCAAATTCTTAGTAAAGATAAGAATGGTGAAGTTATCCGTGATGAAAATGGTAAGCCTGTTTATAAGCGAGGAAAAACTGTTTACCAGACTTGGCTTTGTAGATGTGAATGTGGTAAAGAAGTCGTAGTAAAAGAACAAGATTTAAAAAGGGGTTCAGCAAAAGGTCTATCATGCGGATGCTCAAATAAGCTAAAAGAAAATTATGCTCATAAAAAAGAAATAGATGAAAATGAGCAAATAGATTTTACAGAGCTTTATGAGTATGTTCGTAAAGAGGTTATGGGATATTCTGTCAATATGTCTCTGACATCTAAAATGGTTCTTAGGCTTAAGGGCATGCAGGATGGAACGAAGATTAAGAATCTAAAAACAGAAGCACGAGCATATTATCCGTACAAGGTAATTTTAGGAGCGTTTAAGGCTTCTGCGGATGCAATTAAACGTGCAAATAAGAAGCAATTCTTCACAGAAGACCTTCGCTTTAATTACATGTGTGCAATTGCTGAATCTAATTTAAACATTGTTGCCATGAGGTTGGATCTTGCCCTTAAAGCAAAAGAAGAGCTAAATCGTGTAGCAGAGCAAAATGATTCTTCTTATGTTCCAACATATACAAGCAACTATCAGTCTAAGCCCAAACAGACTTATGATTACAAGGGATTGCTTGACGATATTACATAAAAGGTGAGTTTATGGCAGAGATTAATAAAGAAAGACTCACACCTTTTCAAGAAGAACTTGCAGAAACTAGAGAAAAAATCCTTGTACTTAAGGAAGCGCCTGAAGCAAATATCATTTCTAGTATTTTTCAAAAGCCAGATTTAATTCATAATCTTGATTTAAAGCTAGAAGACTTCTCTCATAATCAATGGAGAGTATTCTATTCCATTGCACAAGATATTATTGTCAATGAAAAGAAGTCAACGCTTGATGATATGACTGTTGCATTTTATCTTGAGAAGCATCCAAAGCTTCAAGAAAAATACGAAGAATATGGTGGTTACAATACGCTTGTCGGATCTGTTCAATATGTCAATAGTGAGAATTTGGATGGATACGTCATTGAATTGCGTAAATGGAATGCATTATTGAAACTCTCAGAGGCAGGTTTCCCCGTAAAAGAGAATTTCTCGAAATATGTAGATCTTCCCGCAGAAGCAATTTACAACGTATTTGAAACAAAACTTAATCACATTTTTTCCAATTCAACAGCAGAAACAAAAGCTTATAACATTTTTGAAGATATGCACGAATTTGTTATGGAGCTTGACGGTAGTAGTGAAGCTGGTATTCCTTTTGATAACGCACATGTATTAACAGAAGAGATTGGCGGCTTTAACATTAATGGCAACATTTATGGTCTTGGTGCAAGTAGTGGTGTTGGTAAGTCTACAATGGCGTTTAATTACCTACTCCCTATGGCTATTAATCACGGAGAAAGAATTGTTTTCTTGATTAACGAAGAAGACCAAAGAAAGTTTAAAAAAGAACTACTCGTATGGGTTAGTAATAATATTTTTCATGCTAATATTCAAAAAAAGATTCTTCGACGAGGCAAATTTACGCCTGAAGAATCTGCAATTCTGCATCAAGCATCTGATTGGATAGACGCAAGAAAAAAAGAGAACTTAGTTACAGTTGTTCCACTTGAAAAATATTCAGCAAAAACTGCTATTAAACAGATCCGTAAGTATTCTTCTATGTATGGTGTTCGAATCTTCGTTTTGGATACTCTAAAGGAAAGCTTTGATGCTGAAACTGATGAGATTTATAAATCTATGATGCGTGATATGGTCGCACTTTATGATACAATTAAACCTTCTGTCTTAAACGTAGGGTTGTTTGTAACATATCAGCTTGGCAAGGCTAGTATTAAAATGAGGCATTTGACCAACAATGAAATTGGTCAAGCCAAATCAATTCTGGATGTCATGTCTGTTAATCTAATGATGAGAAGGTTTTTTGATGATGAATATGAAGGTTGCTCTCATCAGATTGAATGTAGAAAGATTCCGAAAGATAGTCATGATGGAACACGTCTTACATATGCTCCTGTAAAAGAAGATAATCTGATGATCACATTCATCACAAAAAATAGATTTGGTGAGACAGGACGACAAATCGTTTCGAACTGTAATCTTAGTACAAATGTTTGTTCAGATATTGGTATTTGTTTTGTTCCGCAAGATTTCTAACGAGGTGTCATGATGACAACTAACGAACTAAAAGAATTTATTTTTAGAAATCAAAAAATAGAATATCTCTTAGAATCGCTTGGTTGTCATCACATTCAATACAACGAGCGTCATGAGTATTATTCTGCGGCTTTTCCAGATGGCGATAATCCGCAAGGCATTAATATTAGAAATAATACATATTTAAATTTTAGAAGTTTTTCAAGAAATGTTTCATTTGATGATCGTAAAGATATTTTCGATTTAGTTCAATACATTACTGATTGTGATTTTACAGAGGCGTTTAAGTATTTATGTAGTTTATTGGATCTAAAATATACTGGAATCAGTAAACAGAAGCCAATCGAGAAGAAAGAACATCTTGCAGTATTTAAACGTGTTAAGAAAAAGAATGTCACTTGTGATGTACAAGATATTCAATATATTGAAGAAAACGTTCTTGAAGATTATGTACCTCTTCTTCATGTTGATTGGTTTCATGAAGGAATCATGCCTTGGACGAGAGATAAGTTTGGAATCATGTTTTCCTATGAACGCAGTCGAGTGATCATTCCAATGAGACATTGGAAAACTGGAAAGCTCATGGGAACAAACGCAAGAACAACTATACCGAATTATGACTTGTATGGTATCAAAAAATACTTCATTACCCCATCTTATCAGAAACAGTTCAATGTGTATGGCCTGTTTGAGAATAGAAAGTCAATTGAAGAAAAGAAATATGTTGTTGTGGTAGAAGCCGAAAAAAGCGTTTTAAAACGAGATAGTCTTTTTGATGGTACATTGGTTGCATTATCTGGTCATTCTATGTCACGTTCTCAATATGGCATTATTTGTACGCTTGCGATTAATGAAGTTGTTATCGCAATGGATAAGGATGTACCCATTGAAGAGGTATGGCATATGTGCGAATTGT